CCCGATTGTAGACCTTGCGAAGGTTTTCTACTTCCGCCTTGTCGACAGACATTGTTCTCTTCTGCGATTAAAAACAATGGTTCTTTTGGCCTGAAGAACAAATGAGTACAACGATCGTCACCATGTTCTTTAACCTTACGACATTACCCGACGCAACCCCTGCAGTCCGGCCCCAATCGTTTTATATGGAAAAGGGACGTGCGACACTTGCCTTGCCGTATCCCATGGTGGTCTTTTGCGATGAGACAACCATTGACGAGATCAAACGTATTCGTGGCGATCAGCCCACGCAGTACATTGTGAAGCCGATTTATGAGTATGATCTGTACAAGCACAACTACGCGACAATCCGGAAGAATCGTGAAGGCGTTGCCAACTATATTGGAAGTCGCAATACATCCTCCTACTTTCTCCTGTGCATGTTCAAGTCCTTGGCGCTTCTCATTTCCAAGCAGCAAAACACCTTTGATACCACGCACTTTGCTTGGATCGACTTTGGAGGCAGCCACGTGATGCGCAACTTTGACCAGGGAGCTCGCAGAATGGTGGAGAATCCGAATCCCAAGGTCTCCTTTTGCTACATTGACTACCGGAGCGCAGATGACTTGTGTGTCATTGATTCGCGCCTGACACGCGAGGGATGGTGTGGAGCAGCATGCACGAGCTACACAGTGGAAGGCGCGTATATGGACCGCTTCTACAACGGAACCATGGCAATTTTCCACGAGATGCTGGCCAAGGGCGTCGGCCACAACGACGAGCAAGTCATGACGTATTTCTTCAATCGGTACCCGGAGCTTTGCTCGATTTATTACGGTGACTACTTCTCGATCCTGTCCAACTACAAGTACCCGTGTGAGGATTACAATACCATTCGCTGGTGTTTTTTGAACAAGGTGCAGTGTGCTGGACGCTACGATCTGGCACGTGCGTGTATTGCAGCTCTGTTCAAGTCCGTGGCCGATGGTCACTTGGCAATGTCCGATGACGAATACAAGACATTGGACACGATGTCTCTCTTGTTCCGCAACGAGTATGGTCACGAAATCAATCATCTGTACACGGAGCGGACAGAGCAGCTGCAGGCAGAAAGGTACATTCCCGCAAATGCTGTTGTTCTGGAGCTGGGTGCGCGCTATGGAACCGTGTCGTGCGTCATCAACCGCCGCCTATCGAACAAGCTCAACCAGGTGTCGGTGGAACCTGATGCGCGCGTGTGGGATGCGTTGGAACGCAACAGATACTGCAACAGCTGCTCCTTCCATATCGTCAAGGGCGTTGTTTCAAAGAAGAAGCTTGCTCTCAATACCAATGTGCCGGACGGATATTGTACGCAAACGAAAGCATCTGAGGACAGTAGTCTCACATGCTTAACGTTGGATGAGGTTCAAGAAAAGTACAATCTTTGCTTCGACACACTGGTTGCAGATTGCGAGGGATTTTTGGAGAGCTTCATGGATGAGAATCCGGTTTTGTATACCCAGCTGGTCCGCATCCTCTTTGAGAAGGACTGCCCGGACCGCTGCAACTACGACAAGATCAAGGAGCAATTGGTTCTTCATGGGTTCAAGTGCCTGGTGGATGAAACGCACGAGGTCTGGCAAAAGTAAAAACGGAAACTTCGGTTTGTAAATCACTGGAAGTAATGGACACTCTCAAGCCCGCCCTCCAGCGTTTCCTCGACCTCAACAAGCGCATCAATGACCTCAACAAGCAGGCTTCCGAGCTTCGTGATCAGCGCCGCACGGTCGAGCTGGATCTCTCGGCGCTCTACGCGTCAACCCGTGATCTCCCCAACAAGGTTGAGCTCAAGACCTCCGGTATGGTCTTCAACGTCAAGCGACCCAACGAGTGGAAGAAGGGATGGACGCTCTCCAAGAAGGAGCTCGAGAAGCTCCTGCACGATATTCTGCCCGAGCACGGAGAGGAAGTCATGAAGGAGATTGAGCGTCGTCACACGCCCACGCTCGTCTCGGACGAGTACTCGTTCGAGCTGCGGGCCGCCTCCAAGTCCGACTGAATCATGTTCCGAAGGTCATTGTCCGACCGCGAAATCTTGAGCTTCGGCTGCTTCAACGACTCATAGATGCGATAGACTGAAAGAGTACACATAAAAATGGTGAGGACGCTCACCGCACTGATAACGGCAATCCCCATAGGATCCATTTTTTACTTACATGCGAAACCTTCAAGAGCACGGATACGCAGATTGCAAGTGAGCATCTTTTTGATTTCCGTTCGGAGACTCAAAAGGATTATGCGGTTTTGGCGGCGGCGGAGGCTGGGCACGGACGGTTTCCCGTTCATACGGAATACATCCACATTCTCGAAAGACGATATACCAACCGCATCCCTGACCAATCATAGCACATATGCACGGGATGAAGGACTCCATTAAAAATTGGTTTGTTGTACGTGAGTTTGTTCCGTTTTCAGAGCCCATCATCCTCGCGCTGTTCAAAGTACTCTCGCATCTTTTGCTCGATCCGGACGTCGGACAATTCAAAGACACCGTGCCAGTTGGGGCGCAAGATGGACAGCACATCCGTGACTCCATCCAAGATCTTGTGGCGGTCGACATACTTGCGGTTCGCGTGGGTTCCGTGCCACAAATGGTAGACTTTGCCGGGCAAGTACGTCATGCGCGGGCGGGGCTTCTTGCAATAAGCCGCATAGCTGGACTGAAAAGCGGGTTTCAAGTATCCTTTGGGAAACCCGACACCCAACCATGCAGCCGCTGACAGGGTGTCGCCACTTCCCGTGATTCCAAAGTCGTAAAAACCAATTTCTCGGAACCAGGAGCGGCGAAAGGCCCATGCGAATCCGGGATGGAGCTTGGAGTCGAACGTCTTGTTCTTGTCCATAAAGGCAACCGACAATCGTTCCTGGGTTGCAGTCTTGTACGTGGAATCCATCCACACTGCATTGGAAAAGGGCTGGACGACATCATGGGTATCCAGCAGCTTGGACGTATCGTCAAGCCACGATGGACTGCCAAAGATGATGTCCGCATCCAGAAAAACCAGTTTCTTGTACCACCACGGCACTTTTTGCTCGAGCAATCTGCAGAGGCGCTCCTTGTGAAACAGCACAGATCGGGCCCGGACATGGAATGCATTGACAATCTCTGGATCGTCCTTGCCAAAGTTGAGTTCCAGAGTATAGTACGGGATCTTGGCACGTTTCAATTTTTCAACCGTGTACAGGTAGTTCATGAGAATCCGTTTCGAATGTGTCGGATTGAAAAACACGAAGCAAACTGCAATATCTCTGCGGGACGGCTTGCCGTACGCGCTCGTTCCCACGTTCACGACACTGCGGTCCATGGGTGGTGGGTCGGGTACACGATTATAAGCAAATGATTTGGCCTGACCCATTTACTTGAGTTAGATGGGAAAGATTCCAATGGGAAACGTTCCGAGTATTCCACCCAAGACATTGGAGGTTGCAAAGAAGTTTGGGAAACCGGTGGAGACAAGTGCGTATTTCAATCCATCTGCTGAAATCTTCTTTGATGCCAAGGATGCGCCACGCCGCCTCGTGTGGATCCAAGACAACAAGGTGACGGGATACACGTCGCGCATCAAGAAGATCCACGTGGTGTTTGAAACCAGCGACTTTTTGGTCGAGACAGCCAACACGATCTATCTCGTTGCAGGAACCGCGGGTCTCACGACGAAACCCAAGAGAGCTGTGGACGAGTGCGATGCGATTCTTGCGACTGCAGAAGAAAACGAACAAATCCAATCAAAGACAAAGTAAAGTCAATGGATACATATTGCCCTTATAATTCCGGAAACCGTGCATTTGGTGAGGAGGACATCCACACCGTCCTGCGCAAGCACGGGTTGCCGCACTATCGCATCACGAACCGCAAAGTGTTTCAAACTGCAATGGTTCACACCACCTATGTGAAGCGATTGGAGTATACCACACCTGACGGACGCCCGGCGCAATTAGCACCGTGTCCCCCCGGTGTTATGCCGCTGCAGGACGAATCCTACGAGTGTCTGGAATTCGAGGGAGATGCTGTGTTGGGCGCATGCATTGCCACGTATCTCCGCAAGAAGTTCCCCGAGAAGAAGCAGGGATTTCTGACCGACGCACGGAAGGAGCTGGTCAACAATGAACGGATCGGCCGGTTGTGCCAGCAAGTGGGGCTGGATACATTCTATGTGATTTCCCGGCACAATGAGACGTCGGTTGCTATCAGAGGCCGGGCCAATATCCAGAAACTCGGTGATATCTTTGAGGCATTCATTGGTGCCCTGTGGTCCGATTGTGGCAATCGATTCCATATTGTCAATGCCTTCGTGACCAGCGTGATGGAAACCTATCTGGATATCGACGAGCTAGTCATGACGGCGACCAATTACAAGGATTTGTTTCAGAAAGTGTGTCAGCGTGAGCTCAAGTGTACGCCCACCTATGATATGATCTCCAACGACCCCAAGAAGAATGAGATTGTCGTTGCAGTCCTGGCAGCAGGAAGGGAAGTGGGGCGAGGAGCGGGAACTACGAGGAAGCGGGCGGAGCAGGAGGCGTGTCGCAAGGCCCTCATGCTTTCCGAGTTTGCACCCGTGCCTTCCGACCACACTTGAACCTCTTCAGGGTCCTGCCATGCTTCTGGAGGACCGACTTGACGCACACGGCAATCGCCCCCTGCTCCTTCGTGCTCCCCTTGCGCGCCTTCAGGGTCTTTCTGACTGATTTAATGCACTTGCAAAACTTTTTGGTTTGGGACGTCATGCTTGTTCAATAATGGGAAGAATATATCCGCATGGAGTATAAATAAACAATGGGCGGTGGACTTCTTCAGCTCGTCGCATATGGTGCACAGGACGCATACATTACAGGAAACCCGCACATCACGTTCTGGAAGGTGATGTACAAGCGTCACACGAACTTTGCCATGGAGGCAATGCGTGTCAACTTCACGGGCGCGCCGGCCTTTGGGCAGCGCGTGGTTGCCGTCGTGAACCGCAACGCTGATCTGATGTACCGCACGTACGTCGAGGTCACGCTGCCTGACACGTCGACGGCTGCCAACGGCTCCCCGGTTCTCTGGACGCAGGGCGGTCTCCGTCGTCTCGGGTACCTCATGATCCAGCAGGTGGAGCTGGAGATTGGCGGTCAGGTCATGGACCGTCAGTACGGTGAGTGGATGTTCCTCTGGGAGACGCTGTCCTCGTCGTTTGACCAGAGTTTCCGCCTCGATGCCATGGTGGGCGGCGACCAGGGCGGTGCCATGTCGACGCTCGCCTCGTGCCAGGGCCGCCCGACGGTGCTCTACATCCCGCTCAACTTCTGGTTCTGCCGCAACCCGGGTCTGGCCCTGCCGCTCATTGCCCTCCAGTACCACGAGGTGCACATCAACCTGATCTTCAAGAAGGAGATTGACCTGGTCCAGGGCACTGCGGGCACTGCCGGTTCCATCGCCGCGGCCGCTGCTGCCCTGCCGGACCCCAAGGAGGCTGCCATCTACATTGACTACATCTACCTGGACACGGACGAGCGCCGCCGCTTTGCCCAGCAGTCGCACGAGTACCTGATCGACCAGCTCCAGTACTCCCTGCAGCAGACGCTGACGACGCCCAATGCCCGCATCGACCTCACGCTGAACCACCCGGTCAAGGAGCTGGTGTGGGTCTTCCAGGATGCGCGCAAGACGGACTGCGGCAGCACCCTCTCGGTGGCCCAGGGATTCACCCAGCCCTTCTCG